GAAGGGCAACTGGTTTTGTTGACAATGCGCCGACAGGCGGATCCAATCCATTAGTGAGTGAAATTTTAGCGGGTAGAAACATTCCTACCGCGCCTAATATGGAAACAAGAAATGAATTTGACCCTGTTGGCGGACTAGGTCCTTCTGGTGGAGCGGCAACTGGTTTTGTTGACAACGCACCGGTTGGTAATACTAATCCATTAGTGGGTGACATCTTAGCAGGAAGAAATGTTCCATCGGCACCAGAACAAGATGCAATCTTCACTCCTGAAGGTACTACAATTACTCCTGCTCCGGTCAATGTTTTACCTAGCAATGAGCAAGGAACTAACTATACTCCTCCAGCTGCTGCTCAAAGAGGACCTAATGTTGATCCAATTCTTCTTCAGAAACAATCTGAAATCCAAGCTTTGATTGATCAAGGGCTTTTAACCGAGGAGCAAGCTGCACGGATGATGGCTATTAATACTCCTGCCACCAACACTCTTGAAAACATAATGAACGACATGGTTCTGGAATCAAATACTGGAAATAATTTAATGCCAGTCTCTAACAATCAAGTTGTTTCAGCACAAAACATTCTACCAATGGAAAACCCCAACAACCAAACAGCGGTAGCACCTTACGTTGAAGAAATAGAGATTATGAACGACAATGTTCTACGACCAGGTAGGGTGAAGAAACCTTTGATCAAGGATGACGCAATTAACGCAGAGGAAATAATTGACGATGTAGTGCTTACTCCTTTTGGTCCTGAGCAAGGGGTTAACAAATCAATAATCAAAGACGATGCTACAGACGCTGAGACAATTATAAGAATGGGTGGCCCTGTTACTTCTGGTACTACCATTAATACTACTGGTACTGGTATTAATACTACTATTACCCCTGCGCCTATAACCAACAACTTGGAGACTACCAACACCAATCCGTATATTGATACGACTGTACAACCTCCATTCGATGGATCTGATGATGATGATGTTACTACCCCCGTTGGATCTGGAGAGGGAGACAGTGATGATGTTACTACTCCACCAGATGAGAACGGCAACTGTCCTCCTGGTTACATTATGAAATTCATCAATGGCATGTACATATGTGTGCCGATAGAAGAGGGCGTAACAGAAGAGGAAGAGGAAGAAGAGGAAGTAGTTACCTACGGTCGTCCAACTGCTGGATCGTACTACCAACCTCAGACGGTAGGACCTATTAGTCCTTATATCTTAAACTCTGATGAAGTCTAATGAACTTACAAGCTCTTCCCGAAGAGGCGTTAAAAGAAATACTAACCCTCACCGAGGCTAAGAAACGCCTAGATCTTAGGGACGAGGCGCAAGAACACTTCATGCCGTTTGCACATCATGTGTACGAGAACTTCATTGAGGGTCGGCATCATAGGATTATTGCAGAAAAACTAGAGCAAGTGGCGCAAGGTAAGCTAAAGAGGCTTATTATTAACATGCCCCCTCGTCATTCCAAGTCAGAGTTTGCCTCCTATCTCATGCCAGCATGGTTCTTGGGCCGTAATCCAAAGCTTAAGATTATTCAGGCTACGCATAATACGGAGCTTGCTGTACGTTTTGGTAGGAAGGTACGAGATTTAATTGACGATCCGCAATACAAAGAAGTTTTTCCTGACACACATCTTAAAGAAGACAACAAAGGTGCTGGTAAATGGCAGACGAGTGCTGGTGGTGAGTACTTTGCGGCGGGTGTAGGAGCTGCGGTAACAGGTCGTGGTGCTGATTTATTTGTTATTGATGACCCACACTCGGAGCAAGATGCTTTAAGTGAGACTGCATTCGATCATGCGTATGAATGGTACACTTCTGGTCCTCGACAGCGTCTTCAGCCTGGTGGATCTATTATAATTGTTATGACGAGGTGGGGGAAAAAAGACTTGACAGGCCGATTACTCGCTGCACAAGGGTCAGATGTTATGTCTGATCAGTGGGATGTGGTAGAGTTTCCAGCGATACTTCCATCAGACAACGCCTTATGGCCTGAGTTTTGGGAGAAGGATGCTTTACTATCGATCAAAGCTTCTCTTCCTGTAGCTAAGTGGTCAGCGCAATGGCAGCAACAACCGACTACTTCACAGGGTGCGATTGTGAAGAAAGAGTGGTGGCAGCCGTGGGATAAAGAAAAAGTACCTCCTTTGAAGTATATTTTACAGGCATATGACACAGCATTTTCAAAAAAAGAAACTGCGGACTATTCAGCGATCACAACTTGGGGTATATTCAACCCAGAAGAAGGCGGACCAGACAACATAATTCTTTTGGATGCCCAGCGAGGACGTTGGAATTTTCCAGAATTAAAAGAAATTGCGTTTGATGAGCATGAGTATTGGGAACCTGATATGGTATTGATAGAAGCAAAAGCAACTGGTACTCCTTTGATACAGGAGTTGCGGCTTCGAGGCATTCCGGCTTTGGGATTTGCACCCGGCAAAGGTAACGATAAGGTAACTCGTATGCACATGGTTGCACCAATGTTCGAAGCTGGTGTAGTATGGGCACCAACGGACAAGAAGTTTACGGACGAAGTGATAGAAGAAGTAGCGTCATTTCCTAATGGAGACCATGATGACTTTTGTGATAGTATGACGTTAGCTATAATGAGATTCCGACAGGGGGGATTTGTTTCTCTTGACGGCGAAGACTTAGATGAAGATTATCACCCTCAGAAAAGGGAGTACTACTAATGGCACTACCACCACAACCGATGGGATCAATTGTTGATTCTGGTTTTATGCAAGGTCAAGCATCTCCTGAAATGGAGGGGCAAGAAATTGAAGTCATTCAAGAAGAGACTTTTGAGGGCGGAGCTGAGATAACACCAGGAGAAGATGGGAGTGCTCTTATACAAGCCTTGTCTGGAATGGAGGGGCAAGAAGTAGACGTTGCGATTGAGCATGATGAGAACTTAGCAGAATATTTAGACGAAGGATATTTGGGAGAGTTATCTTCTGAGTTGAGGGGATCATATGAAGATGACCTTGTCTCAAGAAGCGAGTGGGAAGAAGCATATACCAATGGCCTAGATCAGTTAGGTGTTAAGCAAATAGAGAGAGCGGTTCCTTTTGAGGGAGCCTCTGGTGTTACTCATCCTTTGATTATGGAATCGGTTACCCAGTTCCAAGCGCAAGCGTATAAAGAATTATTACCGTCAGGCGGACCAGTTAAGACACAGGTTTTAGGACTGCAAAGCGCGGAGCATGAAGCTCAAGCACACCGTGTTAGAGACTATATGAACTATCAGATCATGGAGGTCATGCAGGAGTATGATCCTGACATGGATCAATTGTTATTTTACTTACCGTTGTCTGGATCGACGTTTAAAAAAGTTTATTATGATCCTACGATGCAAAGAGCGGTATCGAAGTTTCTTCCAGCGCAGGACTTAGTTGTTCCGTATTCTGCTACTGATCTTGCTACTGCGTCTAGAGTTACGCATGTTTTACGCATGGATTCTAATGAAGTCCGTAAGATGCAAGTTGCGGGGTTTTATCGGGACATTGAGTTAACTGAGTCTGACGAAGAGGATATTGTCAAACAAAAAGTTAATGAGCTTGACGGCATATCTAAGACATACATGGATGACGTGTACACTGTATTAGAGATGCATGTTAATTTAGACCTCGAGGGATTTGAAGACAAGGCTCCTGACGGGGAAGACACAGGAATACAACTACCGTACATTGTTGCGATAGATCAGGGATCTGGAGAGATCTTATCTATTCGTAGAAACTTTGAAGAAAATTCAGACATCGCTATGAAGCGACAATATTTTGTTCATTATAAGTTCATGCCTGGATTAGGGTTTTATGGTTTTGGCCTAATCCACATGATTGGGGGTCTTGGTCGTTCTGCTACAAGCATCCTACGTCAACTGATTGACGCTGGGACGTTGGCTAATTTGCCAGCGGGATTCAAGGCTAGAGGTGTGAGGGTTCGAAATTCAGATGACCCATTACAACCGGGCGAATGGCGGGATATAGATGTACCAGGTGGTGACATAAGGAGTGCAATTACTCCGTTGCCATACAAGGAACCTTCTGGGACTTTAGCCCAGCTCCTTGGGGTTTTGATTGAGGGAGGCCGAAGATTTATTTCTTTAGCTGATGAACAAGTCAACAACATGAACCAAGAAACACCAGTAGGCACGACTGTTGCTATGCTGGAACGTGGCATGAAGGTGATGTCGGCGATACACAAGAGACTACACTACGCTCAAAAAACAGAGTTCCGATTGTTGGCGACTATCTTTTCGGAGAACATGCCGGCTGAATATCCTTATGAAGTAGCGGGGGCTCCTCAGTCTATTAAGGCGGAAGACTTTGATGAAAGAGTAGATGTGATACCGGTTTCGGATCCAAACATCTTTTCAATGGCGCAGAGAGTTACGTTGGCGCAGTCTCAACTACAGTTGGCACAGACTAATCCTCAGATCCATAACATATACGCAGCGTATAAAAGAATGTATCAGGCTCTAGAAGTGCAGAACATAGATGAGATCTTACCACCTATCCCTGAACCCAAGCCGTTAGGTCCTGCCGTGGAGAACGCTAGAGCGTTAATGGGAGAATTGTTACAAGCGTTTGAAGATCAAGATCATGAGACGCATATTTCTATACATTTAATGTTCCTTAAGACACCGTTAGTAGTAACATCTCCTCAAGTTCAAGGGACTTTCTACGCTCACATTCAAGAACACATTTCGATGAAAGCAAAACAAATGGTGGAAGAAGAGCTGCAAACCTTGATGCAGTCTGTGCAGATGAACGTGCAAGCTGGTGGTGTAGATCCTGCTTTGGCTCAACAAAAAATGCAAGAGATGCAACAACAGATGCAAGTACCAGGAGAGATGGATAAGCTTATTGCTATGCAAGAACTTCAACTGATGCAGAAGTATTTGCCAGACATGATGCCTCCTCCCGCTGACCCAATGGCAGATCCACTAGTTCAAATACGGATGCAAGAGCTAGGGATCAAACAAGAGACTGAGCAACGCAAAGCTATGACGGATCAAGCAGATCTCATGCTGGAGACAGAGAAACTACAACAGAAAGCTGTGACTGACTCAGCCAGACTAGAGTTACAAGAAGAGATTGCAGAGGACAGAAACGAAGTCAATCGAGAGAGAATAGATGTACAAAAACAGGCAGTTGACCAGAGGGCAGAGACTGCAGCAACTCGAAGTCGTAGGGGGTTTGAACCGTAATGCCACTTAAAAAAGGAAAGTCTAAGAAGGTTGTTAGCTCAAACATCAGCAAGTTAAAGTCTGAGGGCTATCCTCAAAAACAAGCTGTAGCTATTGCTTTGTCTAAAAAAGGTATGGCTCGTGGTGGCATGGTTAACTCTAGGTTTAGTCCTATCTCTAAGCCGCAAAGGTTCTTAGGAGTTTTTTGATTATGCGGGGGACTTGGATATATTGGAAGACGTTGCCTATTTTAGCGGGTATTTTGGTTATATGTATACTTCTGTCTAGCTGTAGCACGTTAAGTTGCAAGGTTCTTTCTTTAGATAATATTTGTTCGTGGGGGGAGACAGATGAGAGTTAAGAAAAAAACTGTTTTAATATGTTTTATTATAGCCTTCATTATGGTTGGTTATTTGTTTTTTGCGGCTATAACACAAGCCGCAGATAGTAACACGGTTTCCTCGACTGTCATAGATAAATCGGTGGGGACTGCAAATGCGCCAGGAATAAACATCAATCAGAATGATTCTTGTGGCACGGCTAACTCAATAGCAATACAATCTCAGATCCTCGGCATTGCCAGAGGTAAGGCTATAATAGATTTAAACTGTGAGCGCATTAAACTAGCCCGTGTCCTAGGGCAAAGCGGTTTAAGAGTAGCTTCTGTGTCGGTCTTGTGTGGCGACCCTTCAGGCCGTGTGTTTGACGCTATGTGGAGGGCAGGGACGACCTGTCCATTCGGTTCTTTATTAGATCAAGGCTTGATCGGAGAAGAAGCCAAGGTGATGTGGATAAAGAACTCTGGAATGATACCCGAAGGCAGTCACTTTAAAAAGATGATTGAGCAGGAAAAATTAGCAAAAGCAGAAAAGAAAAAAGCAGCGAATAAAGTTAAAAAGAAAAAGCTAAAAGAAAAGAAAGTAACCAAGGATGAGACATCAACCAGTAAGAAAGGTGGCTTGCTTCTTAGCATTGTTACTATACTGCTCATCCTCTAAGGCAGATATAAACTGTGCCACAGATGTAGTCGGCCTATGTACTCCAGACATATCTTATACCATTACCGAGACAGTAACCGAGGAGAGTTACTCTGAGGGCGATGGAATTACAACGATAACAACAACGAACACAGAAACAACGGTAGACACTGTTGTAAATACTGACTCAGGAGATATTCTTGATGGTGACAACGATTTTGTACCTTCTACTAAAGAAGGAGATATGGATTCTGATTGGGGAGGCCAGGGGCCAGCTTCGATGTCAACAGGATCTACTTGTGGTCAACTTGGTGCAGATAAGTGCGCTCAGATAACAGGCTCTGGTAATAGCACCTCTACGATGGGTGTCAGTGGTATGGGTACTACATTTATACAGACTATTGATATATCAGACTTAAATATTAGCAATGGAGGCAAGACAACGTACACTATTAAGGTAGACAAGCAGGACGCGGCTGACTCCATATACATGCACATTACAGGCAAAGATGGATCTTCAGTTAAGTTTGCTGGTACGGATATTTTATCTGCGGCAGGCGTAGACACAGGATATGCCTCCTACTCTGGTGGTTTTGATTTTGGCGGTAATCTCACATCACTTATCGTGGAAATTGGAGGCCGAGATATCAACCTAGCAATCGGCCCAGTATTTGATGATGTTAGTATAAATACAATCTACAATGTTATTAGTCAGGTTATTACGAACTCTATTACAACTGTCGAGCAGTGGGTCAGTCTTAATATTGGTGGAGATACCGAGTTAGAATTAGTAGAGGATTTAATAGGTAATAATGACTTTGAAGAGACCGATGAAGGTTTTATAGAAATTACTCCAAACGAAGACAACGAAGACTATTCAGACATGGATACTGTTGAGGCGGAAATTGATACAATGGTTGGCTTTGATGAGATACCACAATTTGAGGTGGAAATTCCTACCTTTGATGTACCAGAGATAGATACCAATGTAGCAACTGTGGAAACAAATATAGAGGCTGAGATAGAGTCACAGATGGAAATAGATTCTTCACCTCCACCAGCACCAGTAGAACCAGAGCCAGAGGTAGTTCCTGTAATTGAAAAAGCAGAAGAGGGCGAGATGGTAGAGGTTGAGCCAGAGAAAGAAGAAGTGGTCGTTGCGGAAAAAGAAGTTGAGCCAGAGCCAGAGAAAGAAGAAGTAGTTGTCGCAGAAAAAAAAGTTGAACCTGAGATAAAAAAAGAAGTTGAGCCAGAGCCAGAGAAAGAAGAAATAGTCGTGGCGAAGAAAGAGCCTGAGAAGAAAGTAAAGACTAAAGAACAGAAGAAGGCGGATAAGCAGAAGGCGGCTAGTAAGATCGTCAAGAAGATGAAGTCCAAGTCAAGTTACTATGATGATACCTCTCAACAGAAGACACTTATTATTATGCAAGTTGTGAGCGGCAACGCAAAGGATTTCTTTTTGAATCAAAATCAGTTACAAGATATACAAGGTTTTTTTTCTAACTTGCCGTCAATTCCTGACGGTAACTTGGGGGCTAGTCCAAATGCGTTTGCATTTTTTGGCTCTGGAAGTCAGACTATGAATGAAATGATAGAGATACAATATAAGTAGGAGTTCAACATGAGTGAGATAGAGTATGGTGGCGTAAAGGTTTCGGGCAAAGGTTTCCTTGGTAAGCTCATTTGGATCTTACCTTTGTTGGGTACACTGGGAGGAGGCTCTTGGGCGGTTTTTGAGTTTTACAAAGATTACGAAGACATGAAGGAGGCCGTACAGGAATATGTCAGCCCTGATATAAGTTGGATTGAAAAGCACATCAGCGAGACAAATGCCGAGCTTAAGATGGTTGAACAAGACTTCTTAATTGTAGAGAAAGAGTTCAAGGTTTTGAAGGAAGTTGACGAGGCGACTTCGGCAGTTATTCGAGAACGGATCAACAGTGTAAAAGAAATATCTGCAAATCTCCAAACTGACCTCCACGACCTACGCATGGATTTAAACCAGGATGTTGCTGAGTTAAACAATCATATTGAGGTGACCTCAGATAAGTTGAACGCCAATCTAAGTAAGCAAGAGGCTCGACTTGAGAAGCAAGACGCTAGGAATAGGCAGTCAGTTGAGGATGTAACTAAAGCCAGTTCAGATAATGTAACAATTATTAGAGGGTTGATATCAAGCTCAGAGGAACGCAGAGATCGAATCGTAGATCGCCTTGATACTAAACTGGCAGAGACACAGTCGTTAATCGATGATCTTGTTAAGGCAAACAGGAAGTTAAAGGATGAGATTACTGAGGCTCAAGACCAATTAAGGAAAGACCTTATGGCTGAGATGGAAGATCAAATCAAGAAAGCCTTGGGTGGATTTAAATAGAAAGGGTAATAGATGAGATATTTAATAGTATTATTAACTCTGATGGTCTCGCCGGCTTACGCAGAGTTAACTATCTGCAAGGGAGAGTACGCACTTTGCGCGGCATCAACATGTCAGCCTACAGGTCGAAACATTAGGGCAAGCTCTGGTGAGATATACCCAGAAGTTACTTGTAAGTGTCCAGTATTATTTGGGGATGCTATTGCCGACACCACGATGGGTAACATGCAAGGTTCGTGCAAACCGACTGACAGTGAACATGTCTGGAGTTTATTTGCTCCACTAAGTATGTATCCACAAGAGGCGAGTAATTTCAGTAAACTTCCACGCAACATGAAAGTTGTTGTCCAGAAGTGTGATGCGAATTTAAACCAAGGTGCGAGGGCTAGTAATTGTTTCTCATGGAACTGCGAGAAAGGGCCGAATGGAATTGCTAATTGTAAGTGTCCTATGGGTCAGCAACCTCCAGCTACTACGTTCTTAACTGAGGCCGGGCAGGGAAATCCCGAAGCGTGTTTTCAACATCCTGTGAGCCTTCCCATATCAAAATAGAAAGGAAAACAAATGAAAAATAAATGGATCTGGATAGGAATAGCATTAGCAATATTTGTTGTTGTTCTTTTTTACGGTGTAGATAAGATGATGTGTACACCACCCTGCATTTAAATGAGCAAAGAACTTACAGCTCAACAGAAGGCTACAATGACATGGAGGTGGACGGCATTAATACTTTACCTTCTTATATGTTTTTATGATTTTATGTTTTGCCCTATATGGTATGGACTTAATAGACCTGATATTTCACAGTTCATGGAGATAATAAACTCTACAACAGAGCCCATGATTCAGATGGAATTGATGAAAAAGCTGACTGGGCAGCACAATCCGTTCACATTAATGGGTGGAGGATTGTTTCATTTAGCTTTTGGGGCTATACTAACAGGATCTGCATTTTCGGGCAAAGGATAAGAAATGGCTAAGAAGTTACAGAAAGACAGTAAGTACGCATTGGCTGATGCTGATGGAGATGGGATCGTCACGGACGAAGAGATGGATCGCCATGCTATGTGGGTAAGGCTAGAGAACGAAGACAAACAAGCCGACACACAAAGATTGATGGCTTGGATCTCGATGGGTGTTAGTATTGTTACGGTTATTATTTTATTAACCCCAATCATAAACATCACTAGGATGGAGAGTGCCTCTGGATTTTTGAATACTTTCCTTGTGGCACAGATGGGGGTAGTACTAGGATTTATGGGGGCTACGGCTCTAAGCAAAACAAAAATGAAATAGGAGGATAAAATGGGTAAAGGTCAAAAACACTACCTTAAAAATGGTACGCTGCATAAAGGAGGTATGCATAAAATGTCAGATGGTTCTTTGCATACTGGTAAGACCCACACTAAGACTTCCAAAACATTAGTTCATTTCAAGGATCTTTCAAAGACTGCACAAAAGAAAGCGAAGGCATAACATGTTTGCATTATTAGGTTCTGTTCTTGGGTTTGCTAGTTCGGCGGTTCCGGCTATTACGGATGCGTTTGCTAAGAAACAAGACAATAAATTTGAATTAGAAAAAATGAGAACGATGGCTGAATTAAGAGCCGCAGGCTACGACCATGACGTTCGCATGTACGAAACAATGGGCGCAGATAACGAGCATGATCGTCTTATCCAACATGACATAAGTATAAATCAAGGTGTTGGTTTTATATCGGGGTTACAGAAATCGGTAAGGCCCGTAATCACTTATGCTTTCTTTTTGTTGTTTGCTACGATAGAGATTACGTTATTAATGGAAGCATTAAAAGCTGGCACTAATTTTTCTGAAGCCATAAATGTCTTGTGGGATGACGAAACTAAGGGTATCTTTGCGGCTATACTATCTTTTTGGTTCGGCTCAAGGGCAATAGACAAAGCGAGGAAAGTTAAATGAGTTTATATGCAAACATGAATAAAAGAAAAAAAGAAGGTACTTCTCGTTCTAAAAAGAAAAGCACGATTAGTCCAAAGGCCTATGCCAATATGAAGGCAGGCTTCCCTAAAAAGAAAGCTAAGAAAAGGAAAGCTTAAGTGATACAAAATTACGAGCATTGTTTACACTTATTACTAGAGCACGAAGGGGGTTTTGTAAATCATCCGAGCGATCCAGGTGGGATCACTAATCACGGTGTTACTAAAAAAGTATATGAGGACTGGGTTGGAAGAGAAGTCTCTGAACAAGAGATGAGAGATCTTACTGTGGATGACGTAGCTCCAATATACAAAAACAATTATTGGGATCGAGGTAGCTGTGATGAGTTACCTAGTGGTGTAGATTGGTGTGTGTTCGATTGGGGCGTTAACAGTGGTATGAGTAGATCAGCCAAAGCATTACAACGAATTGTTGGTGTGGAAGCAGATGGCGGCATTGGACCGATGACGCTTCGAGCTGTAGAAGAGATGGCTCCAGAAGAAATAATAGTTCCTATGCATAAAGCAAGGCAGGAATTTTATGAAGGTCTAAGTACGTTCGATACTTTTGGTAGAGGATGGACAAGACGAAACGATGAGACGCTGGAAGCAGCATTAGAAATGGCAGTGTAATAGAAAGGATACTCTCATGTGTGGATCAATGGGAAAAAAGAAAAAGATGAAGTACAAAGATGGCGGCAAGGTTAAAGGAAACTTTCCTGACTTAACTGGAGACGGCAAGGTTACTAAGCAGGACATTCTTAAAGGCCGAGGTGTTAAAGGCATGATGGGCGGCGGCATGGTTAAGTACAAAGATGGCGGTAAAGTGGATGCTAAAGGCCAAGGAGCTCAAGTAAAACCAAATTTATTTAGCGGAATCTATTAAGTGCTAGACGGCGTTGAATTTGCTCGCTATATATTGAATGTACTTAAAGCTAGAGAACAGGACATATCCGATGCTCTAGCCCACGGTGCAGTACAGGACTGGGAGCAGTACAAATCTTTGGTAGGTGAGATACGGGGCGTTGCCTTTGCCAGAGAAGAAATTAAAGCCCTGCTGGAGAAAAACGCAGACGATGTCGAAGACCTTATATCTTCCTGAACATGTCGCGCAGAAAAGAAAAGCTGAGAAGGAGGCCGCAAGTGCGTCTTCACTCGCTGATAGCGCGTATATACCCGCCGATGAAAGGGTTTTAGACCCTTCACTCTTAGAACAACCATTAGTTGAACGATTACCTCAACCTACAGGGTGGCGCATTCTTGTGATGCCGTACCAGGGGAAAGCTAAAACTGGTGGTGGACTATTTATTCCAGATGAAATTCGCGAACGAGAAGCAGTAGCTACTGTTGTGGCTTATGTTATGCGAGTTGGCCCGATGGCTTACAAGGATCCCAACAAGTTTGGATTTGACGCAGAGCCGTGGTGCAAGCAAGGTCAATGGGTTTGCATTGGTCGCTATGCTGGATCTCGTTTTAAAATTGAGGGTGGTGAAGTTCGTATCATAAATGATGACGAAGTTATTGCTACTATTTTAGAACCAGATGACGTTAAACATATTTAGGAGAGAGTTATGAGTGAAGAAACTGAAATCAAACAGGCTGGAGATTCTGAAGAAGAAGTTTTGGTAGAGCTGGAAGAAGAACAGTCCGCATCCGATGACCAATCTGAGGTCCAAGTAGAAGAACAGCCCGAAGAACCTAAAGTTGAGGCAAAAGTGCCAGAGGAAGGTTCGGATGAGGAGCTTGAAACCTACAGCAAAGGTGTTCAAAAAAGAATAAAAAAACAAACAGCGAAGTTCCATCAAGAGAAACGAGACAAAGAAGAAGCAATGAGAGTTGCTCAAATGCAACAACAAGAGATTGCAAATCTTAAGGCTCGAATGCAACAATTAGATACTGGTTACGTCGCTGAATACGGTAGCAGGCTTGAGAGCCAAAAAGCTGCGGCGCACAATGCATATAGAGCAGCGCATGAAGATGGGGATTCAGAAGCTCTTCTCCAAGCTCAAGAAGCTTTAAGTAGAATAGCTATTGAAGAACAACGATTTCAAGTTGCTCGATCTCGTCAACAGGCTCAAGAACCACAGCAACAAGTTCAACAACAACCACAGCAACAAGTTCAACAGCAACAGGCTCAACAGGTAGATCCCAAGGCCAAAGCTTGGACAGAAAAAAACACTTGGTTCGGTCAAGATGATGTCATGACCGCATCAGCTCTTGCTATTCATAACAAACTTGAAGCAGAAGGCTTTGACATGGGAAGCGATGAGTACTACAATACGGTAGATAGTCAGATACGGGAATATTTTCCCGACAAGTTTTCTGACTCCCAACCGAAGAAATCGGGAGGAGGTAATCAGGTCGCACCCGCTGGTTCTTCCGCATCCCGCAGTACAAAACAGGGGCGCAGGACCGTGAAGCTCACGCCGTCACAAGTTGCTATGGCGAAAAAGTTAAATGTTCCTCTGGATAGATATGCAAAGGAATTTTTGAAAACTAGCGAGAAAGCTAACAACTAAAGGAAAATAAAATGGCAGATGCAAGAGCACCACGATCAACTGAAACGCGAGAAAAAGAAACGCGCAGAAAACCCTGGGCACCGCCCAGTCGCCTAGATGCACCACCAGCCCCAGAGGGTTATGTGCATCGTTGGATACGAACAGCTATGCGAGGAGAGGATGATCAGACAAATGTTCATGCTAAACTTCGTGAAGGATGGGAACCCGTTCGCTCTGAAGAGTATCCTAACTATGAAGCTCCAACCATCGAGGATGGTAAATTTGCAGGAGTTATTGGTAACGGTGGCTTAATGTTGTGTCGAATACCTATCGAAACCGCCAATGAAAGAAACGAGTATTACGGGACCCGAACCCGCGAAGCAATGACGGCAGTCGATCAAGATCTAATGAAGGAACAGAATCCTTTGATGCCTATTCATCAGAGTAGGCAAAGTCGTGTAACCTTCGGGCGGGGAAAACCCCCTTCTGAATAATTAATGAGGTGCTATAATGGCAAATACTAATGGCGCATACGGTCTCAGACCGATAAGTATGCAGGGTGCTACACCCAATTCCACTGGTTTGAGCGAGTATCGCATAGCGGCAGCAAACACTAACAAACTCTATCAAGGCCAAGCGGTTATTCCGTTGGCGGCGGGAGTTATTGACGATCTACAAGCTGCGGCTGGTGGTAACGTCTCTATTGTCGGTGTTTTCTGGGGCTGTGAATATGTCTCAAGTTCTACTGGAAAAATGACTTGGTCCAATTACTGGCCTGGTTCTGGCGCGGATACAAATTTCCCCGTCAAAGCTTTCTTGTATGACAGTCCAAATCAATTGTTCTCAATTGCTACATCTAATGTAGTAGCTGGCTACAACACTGAAGCAGAGGTTCGCACAGCGGTCTTCTCAAACATCGCTCTTGCAGATGGCAACTCTGGTACTGATAGTACTGGTATATCATCTGGAACTGCGGATCTAAATACTGTCGCAGCTACCAACACTTTAGCTCTTAGAGTTATGGGCATCCAAGACGATGTCGATAATGAAGACTTTACTGTTGCTGGTATTCCCTTAATTGTTCGTATTAACAACCACTTCAACGCACCTACTGGTTCCGTTGCAGCGGGTACTGTTGCTACGACAGCACTAGCGTAGAAAGGAGACTAGCAAATGGCTATATCACGCGCACAACTAGCAAAAGAGCTAGAGCCTGGTCTCAATGCCTTATTTGGCATGGAATACGACAGGTACGAAAACCAACATGCAGAGATCTATACGACTGAGTCTTCAGACAGAGCGTTTGAAGAAGAAGTTATGCTCTCTGGATTTGGAGCCGCTCCGAACAAGTCGGAAGGCAACGCAGTAAATTTCGATGATGCTGGCGAGGCTTACACAGCTCGTTACAACAACGAAACCATTGCATTGGCATTCTCAATCACGGAAGAAGCTATCGAAGACAATCTTTATGATCGTCTCGGAAGCCGATATACCCGTGCTCTTGCTAGGTCAATGGCTCACACGAAACAGGTAAAAGCTGCAAGCATCTTGAACAACGCGTTCACTGGTGGGGCTTCTGCCGGAGGAGATGGAGTTGCACTTTGTTCAACTGCACACCCTCTTGTTAATGGTGGGACACTATCAAATACACCAGCGGTTGCATCTGATCTAAACGAAACTTCTTTGGAAGATGCGTTGATCAATATTGCTGGGTATGTCGATGAGCGTGGACTAAAAGTTGCTCTTCGCGGTATGAAGTTAATTCTACCACGTCAACTTCAGTTCATCGCAGAACGTATCATGGTATCTAATCTTCGGGTTGGCACTGCGGACAACGACACTAACGCAATCAAATCAATGGGAATGGTTCCTGACGGTTATGCTGTCAATGACTTCCTAAATGATCCAGATGCGTGGTGGGTTAAAACAGATGCACCTCGTGGGTTTATCCACTTTGAGCGTACTCCGATGGCTACCAACATGGAAGCTGACTTCGACACAGGCAACATGAGATACAAGGCTAGGGAGCGTTACAGCTTCGGATTCTCGGATCCACGTTGTGTATTCGGTTCGCCAGGAGCGTAATCGGAACTATTAAGAAATAGAGAGGGCGGCTGTTTAGTCGCCCTCTTTTCGTTTAAAAAGGAGAGTAAAATGAAAATTGTAAATTGGATTACTGGTCGTCTGTCTGAACCATCGAGTTATGCTGCGATAGGTGTAGGAGTTATAGGTATAGGAATGATCTCAGGTGTAGGCGAATTGTTGTTCGTCGGCGTTGCCTGTGCTATCTTAGGCTTGATCCTCGCAGAAGAATCAAAAAACAGCAAATAAATAGAGAAAGGGTCCGGTATCAACTTGACCCTTTCTTTTTCTTTTAGAATATTGTATTCTATACATACCTTGACAGTCGCATCCCGCGACTGACATTTGCCACGACAAGGAGATTAACATGGCTACAACTACTTTCTCTGGACCTATTAAGGCCGGAACAATCAGAAACACTACTGGATCAACCGTTGGCTCAAACATGGCTAATGTTGGATTTGTCAGTATGTCTCAAACTGCTACGCTTACTCAAGCGGCAACAACAACAACCACAGATATCATAATCCCAGCCAACAGCCAGATACTGGCTATTGACCTGACGGTTACTACTGCTTGGAGCGGTGGCGCAACGACATTGGGATTCGGCGGCGTAGGCGCGGCTACTTCTTTAACTGCGGCGGGTGCTGTACAAGGAAACGCAGTAGGTATTATAGCAGCTAGTCCGGGAACGGATGCTACTCGTACTGGAAAATGGCTAGATACTGGGTCAAGCGATGAACGTCTCATCGTAACCACGGCTAATACAGGCAATGGAGTGGGTGCTGTAACTGTGCGCTACGTCCAAAATAACAACGTATCGTAGCAAGCTAATTTTTAGAGAGGGGGTAGCCCCCATCTCACTTTTATAAAGGAGAAGAATATGGCGGGTTCAGACGTACAATCCACGTTTATTGAGTCAGCGGCGGCAGATCCAGATGGCATTTCAGAAAGCGCACAAGTTGCAAATAATGCTAATTTAGTCATAGGTGGTGCGTTAGCAAGCGGCGGTGCTGTTACTTTCGACAGCCCAAGAAATGTTACTATTACTTCTGGTGGTAATGATAGTGGAATAACTTTCACTGTTACTGGGACGGATGCAAGCGGCGCGGCTCTAGCAGAAACTATTACAGGCGGAAACGCTGGAATAGCAACAGGAACATCAATCTTTGCAACAGTTACTCAGATAGCCGCAGTAGGTGATCCTGCGGGAACAGTTACAGCGGGATCAGGCTCTACAATTCAAGCTACTATTTTTGCTGGAAGATGTAGATTAAAAGGTATTTATTTAGTCAGCACTGCTACGGGTGGAACGATTTCGTTTAGAAACGCTTCTGTAACAGGAACGGCTCTTCTACAATACAATACTCCAGCCGGTGTTGGCGCGGAATATCCAGATGTCCCAGACAATGGGATAGTATTTTCAGACGGAGCTTACCTTACTTACAGTTCTGTTAACGCAACTTCTGCAACGATCTTTTACGCTTAGAGGTTCTTATGGCTGATAACATGCCAAAAAGAAATAAAAAGAATTTTCGCCCTACTAAGAGTGGGGCGGGAATGACTGAGAAGGGTGTCAAATCCTATAGAGCAAAGAACCCAGGATCAAAGTTAAAGACTGCGGTTACGGGAAAAGTTAAAAAAGGTAGCAAGGATGCGAAGAGACGAAAGTCTTATTGCGCTAGGTCTGCGGGACAGATGAAGCAGTTCCCGAAGGCGGCTAAAGATCCTAATAGTCGGCTTCGACAAGCTCGTAAAAGATGGAGATGTTGATGAGTTATCAGGTCAAATTAATCTTTATTGCGGCTGGAGTTTCTATTGTTATGGGCGTTGTTGGCACATGGTCTACTTGGGTTACTCGTACTTTAGTTACTGTTGATAAAACTACGGCAGTGATGAGTGAGAAAGTAACCAGTAATCATGCAATGTTAACTGTAATACTGAAAAATCTTTCCTTAGAAAGGGTACAATATGTCAACGTCAGGGATTAGAAACTTTGATCTTAGTATCGCAGAGATAATAGAAGAAGCGTATGAACGGTGCGGATTAGAAGTTAGAACGGGATACGATGCAGAGACAGCTAGAAGATCTCTTAACTTAATGTTTGCTGATTGGTCAAACAGAGGGGTTAATCTCTGGACAGTACGTTCTGCTACTCAAGCTTTGACACAAGGTACTTCGGCTTACACTTTAAACAAGCACACTGTTGACATATTACAGATAGTTCTTAACAGAGATGGTACGGACTACGAGATGGATCAGATCAGTAGGGCTAACTACGCTACTATTCCAGATAAGACCACGCAAGGAAGACCTAGCCAGTATTACTTTGAGAGAAAGATTTCTCCTATTATAAATGTCTGGGCTACTCCAGAGAACTCAACGGATACCTTGACGTATTACTACATACAACAAATGGAAGATGCGGATTATTTGTACAACAACGTGGAAGCTCCACTACGTTTTTATCCTTGTATGGTAGCTGGTCTTGCATATTATATGGCTATGAAACGAGCACCAGATAGATTACAAATATTAAAAGCAGTTTACGAAGAAGAATTTGCTAGAGCTTCTGATATGGACCAAGACTTCTTAGATCTCGCCTTACGACCCAGTGGTAGTTATCTGAGGGCAAACTAATGGCATACGCAAGCGGTAAAAAAGCTTGGGGTATTTCGGACAGGTCTGGTTGGAGATACCGTTTAAACACTATGCGGGTAGAATGGACAGGCGCGAAGGTTGGACCAGACGAGTGGGAAGCAAAACAGCCTCAACTAACACCTCCTCCTGTATCTCCAGACCCTCAAGCACTAAGGGATCCTAGACCGCAATCGAATCTAGCGGCAGAAAGAGTTATACAATATGGGTGGAATCCTGTAGGTATGGCAAGTAATGATGGGTTAACTCCTAACGATCTCCCTGGGACGGGAGAGATAGGAATTGTAACGGTGGTGATAACATGAGTTTTACATATGCAGAATTAAAGACAGCAATACAACAATATGCAGATAATACGGAGACGACCTTTGTTTCAAATCTTCCTACTTTCATTAAAGCAGTAGAAGAAAGACTTTTAAAAGCAGTAGACCTTACGGACTTTAGGAAAAATGTTACCGGTTCTGCTTTTGCTAATGATCAATATCTACCAGTACCTACTGATTATCTTGCTTCCTTTAGTTTATCGGCTAAATTTGATGGCACAATATCGGGTGTATCTATTACTCCTAAGACATTTTTATTGCAAAAGGATGTAAACTTTATCCAGACGTACACGCCAGCACCACAAGATACGACACCTTCTTTGTTACAAGTAGGAAGACCTTTATACTATGCGTATTTTGATAAAGATAACTTCATACTTGCACCTGTACCTGATGACAAATACGAGATGGAGTTGCATTATTTCTACAGGCCGCAAAGCTTGACAGCGGTTGGGGATAATGGAACAACATGGCTGAGTGAGAATGCTCCAAACGCGATGTTGTTTGGAAGTTTAGTGGAGGCTAATTTATTCATGAAGGGGGAGGCAGATTTAATGCAAATGTATGAAGGAAGATATCAAGAGTCTTTGGCTAGGTTAAAAGACTACGCCGAGGCTAGAGAAAATTCAGACGCTTATCGAAGAGGGCTACCCGAAAGACGTAGGTCATGAAGATAGCTATAGTTGGATTGGGTGGGAGCTATTCCGATTACATAGCCGCTAAAATACGTTCAGAACTTTTTGATGAGGTCTGGGGTATTAACTGTGTGGGCGGTATTATTCATGTGGATAAAACTATAATGATGGACCCAGTGTCTAGGTTTTTGGATTCAGAGGATGCGGGATCACAGACAGGGGTAGCGAGAGACTTTTTAGCAAAGAATACTAAGCCTATTATTACTTGTGAGATGGATGATCGGGTAAAACATCTAGAACTTTACCCTCTTGAAGAAGTTATTAAAGAACTTAACATTTGTTATTTTAACAACACCGTTCCTTATGCAATTGCGTATGCGATATACTATGGAGCAAAAGAACTTTGTTTATATGGCTTAGATTACACATACAAGAATGTAAGTATGGCAGAAGCAGGAAGAGCTTGCACAGAGTTTTGGTGTGCTATTGCTACCACTCGAGGCATAAAGATAGAGGTTGCACATAGCTCTGGGCTCTTAGATACGAATGTGCCAGAGAACGAAAAGCTTTATGGGT